GGTATTTCTGTTACATACGAAGATGGCGACAACACTTTAGATTTTGTTTTAGGTTCTTCACAAACAACAATTAGTTCTTTAACCAATGCAAGTCTCGTAGTAGGTAGAGATGCTGATAACGATATAGATTTTGCAACAGATAATAATATTATCTTTAGGGCTGCTGGTACAGACCAAATAAAACTAGTAGATGGTGCGTTAGCTCCTGTGACGGATGCTGGTGTAGATTTAGGTACATCAACTTTAGAATTTAAAGATGCTTTCTTTGACGGAACAGTTACTTCTGATGCATTTGCTGGCCCTCTCACTGGAGAAGTTACAGGTAATGCTGCAACTGCAACAACACTCGCAACCGCAAGAACTATTGGTGGTACATCATTTGATGGTAGTGCTAATATTGCGGTAGCACTATCTGCAACGGCAACTGCATTAGCAAACGCAAGAACTATTGGTGGTACATCATTTGATGGAACAGGAAATATCGCAGTTGCTTTAGCATCTGTTGGTACTGCTGTTACGGTAGCAGATGAGTCAAGTGATACTACTTGTTTCCCATTATTTACAACTGCGGCAACAGGCGATTTACCACCCAAGAGTGGTACAAACCTAACATTTAATAGTAGTAGTGGTTTGTTAACTGCTACAGGATTTGCTGGTGCGTTAACAGGTAATGTAACAGGAAACGCATCTGGTACAGCCGCAACTGTTACTGGTGCAGCTCAAACAAATATTACAAGTCTTGGAACCCTTACAGCTTTAACAGTAGATAATCTTGGTGTTAATGGTAATACTATTACAGCAAATTCTGGTGCTTTAAACCTTACACCTGCAAGTGGTTCTGCTATTGTTCTAGATGGAACAATTAATGTGGATGCTGGTGTAGTTACTGGTGGAACAAGTATTACATCAACAGCATTTGTTGGTAACTTAACAGGTAATGTGACAGGTAACGCTTCTGGTACTGCCTTAACAGTTACACAAGCAGCTCAAACAAATATTACTAGTGTTGGTACACTTACTGCACTTCAAATAGATAATCTAAATCTTAATGGCAATACATTAAGTTCAACTGCTGGTACTGACTTGTTAATTACACCATTGGCAGGTCAACAGATTGTTCTTGATGGTACAATTGTTATTGACGCTGGTGTGGTTACTGGTGCAACCAGTATTACATCAACTGCATTTGTTGGTAACGTAACTGGTAACTTGGCAGGCACAGTAACTACTGCAACACAAAATTCAATAACAACTGCAACTGGCCTAGTGTCAGTAGGTGCATTAGACTCTGGTAGTATCACATCTGGATTTACAAGTATTGATGTTGGTGCTGGTACAATTACTACAACTGGTGCAATTACAGGTGGTTCAGTTGCTGGTAGAAAAACAATAGTTTCTACTTTTAATACTACTTCAGCTGTAACTGCTTCACTAACTGCTGCACAGTCTGGTGCAACAATATTAATTGATGGTACAGAAGATAATGTAATTAATTTACCAGCAGCTGCTACAACAAATCCAGGCATATTCTATGATCTTATTGTAAGGGTAGCTGTTGCTGGTGATAAAACTACAATTGTTAATATCGCTGGTTCGGGTGGTGGATTTGTTGGTGCATTAAGTCTTGCTGGTGGTACTGCTGCAAATGCGGTACTTGATAATGCAGGGGACGCACTTACATTTGTAAATAGTACAGTAGTAGGATCAAGAGCAAAAATTACTTGCATAGTAGATGATGGTACAGATGGTACATGGCAAGTAGAATGTCTTGCATCACCTATTGCTACTATCGCATAAATATAATGAATGAGGAGAATATATAATGCTAGGCCAACAGTTCTACCATGAGAGTATACGAAAGGTTATTGTTTCATTTGGAACAATGTTTAACAACATCAATCTTATTCGTAAAGACAATTCTGGAAATATATTACAATCTATGAAAGTTCCTCTTGCGTATGGGCCTAGAGAAAAGTTTTTAGTACGATTAAATGAAGATGCAGACTTAACTAAACAAGTTGCGATTACTTTACCTCGTATTGGATTTGAAATTCAAAACTTAGAATATGACTCTGCCCGTAAATTAAATCGTGTTCAACGATTTAAAAAAGTTAAAGGTGCAAATGCTAAACAACTAGACGCACAGTATATGCCTGTGCCATATAATTTAGCAATAGAATTATACGTTATGGCAAAACAATCCGATGACGCATTACAAATTGTAGAACAGATTCTTCCATACTTTCAACCAGACTACACATTGACTATTAATGATATGGCAGATATGGGTATCAAAAGAGATGTTCCCATTGTATTAAATTCTATTTCGTATGAAGATAATTATCAAGGAGACTTTACTACTCGTAGAGCATTAATATATACTCTTTCATTTACTGCGAAGTTTTATTTGTATGGCCCTGTTACGTCTAGTAAGGTTATCAAGACTGTGCAAGTTGATCAATACACTGACTTGGAAGTTAACTCTCCCAAAAGAGAACAAAGACTTACGGTTACACCAAATCCAACAAGTGCTGACGCAGATGATGATTTTGGATTTAGTGAAACTACGTCTTTCTTTGAGGATGCAAAAGAGTTTAATCCAGTGACAGGTTCAGATGAATAAAGATTCTACGTTGCGACTTGACAAAACTTTAGGTGTTATAGAAAATATTGTTCCCGAATCAACTAAGATTGAAAAAAAAAGTATTAGTTCTAGAGATGGTTACCCAATACTTCCAGCTACTAGTAGTGATGATATTGACAATGATTATAAATATCAAAGAGAAAATCTTTATAATCTAATTGAACGTGGTCAAGATGCAATTGATGGTATTCTAGAACTTGCAAAGGAATCAGAACACCCAAGAACTTACGAAGTTGCACTCAATGGCATTAAACAGGTTGCAGAGGTTACAGAAAAACTTGGAGAACTCCAAGAGAAAATGCGAAAATTAAAAGAAGTGCCAAACCATGCTCCAAAGACGGTGAACAATGCATTATATGTTGGGTCTACAGCTGAACTACAAAAGATGTTAAAAGAAAAATAACACTTTAAACTTACAATTAGGATTATATTATGAATGTAGAACAAAAACAATTGTGGCCAACTACAATTTTTAATTTAAAGCTTGAAAACTTAGATAATGATAAAATCAAAAGTGAAGTATTAAAAAGAGAAACAAAAGGTCAAGGATTTCAATTTAATCCAGTACAGGGTGGTGGTTGGCAAAGCAACAAATCTTTACTTGGAGGATTAGATTCTTACGCATCTAATCTTGAACCTTTAAGAAAAAGTATTGTTGAAAGTGTAAATAAAATATTAAGTACACTTTATATTGATGATTGTTATATTAGTCTAATAAACAGTTGGGCAAACATTGCAAGAAAAGGTCAATGTACTATGCCCCATATTCACGAAGAAGCCAGTTGGTCAGCAGTATATTATGTAACGCCAACAGAAGATGGAATACTATATCTTAAAGACCCACGAACACAGGAAGCTATGGATGCTTCTCATAGATTTTTAAAACAACCTTATAGTAATGTAATTGGTAAAAGACCGTTTGATGCTGGAGAATTAATATTGTTTCCGAGTTGGTTGGAACATGGTGTTGCTCCTAGTTCTAAAGATACAACAAGAATAAGTATAGCGTGTAACTTTTTAATACATGGGAATAGATAAAATGTCTGAACAAGGAGTATACTTAGGCAATCCAAACCTCAAACGGGCAAACGTGTCCCAAGAGTGGACAAAAAAAGAAGTTGAAGAATACTCTAAGTGTATGAAAGATCCTTTATATTTCATACAAACATACATACGAATTGTTTCTCTTGATGAAGGTTTAGTTCCATTTAAGATGTACGACTTCCAAAAAGAAATGGTTGGCACATTTCACAGCAATCGTTTTACTATTTGCAAACTTCCTAGACAGTCAGGTAAATCTACAACCATTATAGCATATTTGTTGCATTATGTTTTGTTCAATGCTTCAGTTAATGTTGCGATACTCGCCAACAAAGCTGCGACTGCTAGGGACTTGCTAGGACGGTTACAACTTGCATATGAACACCTACCCAAGTGGTTACAACAAGGAGTCATGAGTTGGAACAAAGGCTCTTTAGAGTTAGAGAATGGTTCTAAAATTCTTGCAAGTTCTACTTCTGCAAGTGCAGTTCGTGGTGGTTCATATAATATTATTTTCCTTGATGAGTTTGCATACGTTCCTTCCAACGTAGCAGAACAATTCTTTAGTTCAGTCTATCCTACAATCAGTTCGGGTAAAACTACAAAAGTGATGATAGTATCGACTCCTCATGGTATGAATATG